GGGCAATGCGAATACTCGCGTCTATCCGACGCAAACAATCCGAGAACAAAACCATCTTTGACCGCGAACTCCAAAGGGTCTCAGAATGGCTAGAGAAGGTCAATACAGCCCTTGAAAGAGATGCTGAATGGTTTGAGGCTAACCTCCGCCCGTACGCCCTTCTACAACGCTCTGAGGGGCGTAAATCGGTAGTTCTGCCCCATGGCACTATCAAGACCACGGCAGGTCGTCCTAAGTTCGAGATTGAGGATGAGGCTAAGTTCCTTGCGTGGGCTGAGACCAATCAACCCGATTTAGTTCGAGTCAAAAAAGAAATTGATAAAAAAGCCCTTGGTGCTTTGAATCAGGCTGAAGATAAAGTAATATCAACCCAAGGCGAAATTGTTCCAGCAGTCAAAGTATTACCTGCTGAAACTTCAGTTTCGTTCGTAATCGCAGAATAGGGAGAGGAACCTATGGAAAACAATAAGTTACCAATCGCGCAAGCATTGAATGAAGTTATGAAGGCAGTTGGCGGTATCGCAAAGAAAGACCGTAATCAAGCCCAAGGATTCAATTTCCGTGGCATTGATTCAGTTGTCAATGCGGTATCACCGCAACTTCAAAAGTTTGGAGTTGTTGTAGTTCCTTCAGTTGAAGATTATTCATACGACACAGTTGAGATTGGTCGTAACCGAACAGCGATGGGTCATGTCAAAGTCAAAGTAACTTACACATTCATCGGTGCTAATGGTGACGCAATCAAAACAACCGTAGTCGGCGAAGCAATGGACTCAGGCGATAAAGCAACAGCGAAGGCTATGTCGGTTGCTTTTCGTACCGCGCTTCTTCAAGCGCTGTGTCTACCGACAGATGAACCTGACCCTGATGCGACTTCTTATGAGCGCTCAAGTGCGGATGATGTTTTGGCACCATCGGCAATCTTGATGAAGATTCAACAATCAACCACGATTGAATCATTATCAGAAATCGGTCAGTACATCACAGCGAACAAGGACGCTTACCCAGTTGGACTTCTTGACCAATTCCGTGCCAAGTTCAAAGAACAGCAAACCAAGTTGAACCCACCGAAGTTGGAAGAGGAAACCGATGTCGATACAACAGATACAAGCCGAGTTACCGTATAACGGAACTTCGGGACATAGCGGAACAAATACTTCAAAGGAGCGAGCGCTTTACGCAGATAGGTCAGGAAAGACCGCTCTGCGTCAGGCGCAAGCCCTCAATCTTTTGAGTGAGCGAACCTTTCACGGAATCACTTGGAAAGAATTATCTGAAGTAACAGGACTTCACCACGGTACCGCTTCAGGTGTACTCTCCGTCCTCCACAAAGCGGGACGGATTGCGCGACTGAAAGATTCGCGTAACGGTTGTAAAGTCTATGTGGACTTGAGATGCGTCAATGGTCGGCAGGTTGAGACTCAAGGTCGAAAGAAATCCTGCCCTCATTGCGGAGGTAATTTGTGAGTATTCGATGGATGACAAAAGTTTGGGCGGATTCTCCTTATGACGGAACTCGCCTTCTCATCCATCTAGCGCTCGCAGATATTTCTCATGATGATGGTCGCTTCTTCGCTTCTCAATCAAACCTTGCTAACAAGGGTCGTTGCTCTGTCGAGTATGTTCGAAAGGTTATCAATGACATGATTGCCGACGGTCACTTGAAAATTATTACCAAGGGAAACTCCCGAGGTAACGCAACTGTCTATCAGTTGTTATGGAAGAAACTACCCAACTCTGTTGGGGACGAAGAAAGTTCAGGAGTATCTAAACTCCCCAACTCAGATACCCTCAACTCCCCAACTTTGGAGGCTCAACTCCCCAACGCCACTCCGTACCATCCATCCTATACAACTGTCCTATCTACAACAAAGAGCGACGAAACTGCTATCGCAGTTGTCGCGTTTTCTGAAGCAGTTGCTAGAAAATGGTGGGAAAAGCAAAGAGTCAAACCTTTGGGTAAAAGTGCTTGGCACTCACTCCTTGCCATCTGTCAAGCGGCGGAGAAGCGAGGCTATAACGCCGAGCAGATTGAACAGGCTCTTGACTATATCGGGACAGTTCCCTCAATGCGTCAGATGGATTTAGTTCTTCGTGGAGTAGGAGTTCGAACCAAGCACGAGCAGTCAGCAATAAAAGCATTAGACTTAGCAGAGAAGTTGAAAAATGAATCTGTCTGAGATTGCGATATTGATTGGGTATGTGGGTATCTATGACCTACGAATACAAGTAGACGAACTCAAGGTTCGCGCTTGGGCTGAATCTTTGGATGATGACATTCCGCTAGAGACAGCCAAGAAAATCGTGTCAGCCCATTATGCTAATCACGATACGGCAATCAATCCTTCTCACATAAATCGAGAGTGGCGTCATCGCATTGCTTCAGAGAGAGAACGCGAGCGCGGACGATTGATTTCGTTGGAGATTGAAAGGGCGGGGCAAACGAAGGCTCCACCTGAAGTAGCCGAGAAATATCTCAAAGAGATTAGACAGATTATTGCGAAAGGCAAAGATGCTTCGGTGGAAACTGATAATGAACAGGTGGCATCTGACCTATGAGGATATTCCGATTTGTCGATTGGCATTACAAGTGGCGATTCAAACGAAGGCAAAAATATGCCCTGCTTGCTTGGACTCCATCGCAGACGAGAGACTCCAATGGCAAAACCTAAACCTCTCCGAGTATCGGACGAAACCCGATTCGAAGTCTTAGCCCGAGCCAATTACAAGTGTGAACGGTGTGGAACAGATTTCCTAGGAATACCAGTCTCAGTTCATCATCGGCGTCCAAGAATGATGGGTGGCTCAAAAGATTCGACACTTCACCTGCCCGCGAATTTGATTGTTCTTTGCGGAACTGGAACTAGCGGTTGTCATGGATGGGTTGAAGCAAACCGAAGTGAAGCCCGCAAACTTGGATTATTGATTCAGAAAGTTGAGTCGGCTGAAGAGATTCCTTTTCAGGATAAAAGTCAAGTTTGGTGGCGGATAGATAATAACGGGCAAAAAACGCGATTGGACATGAACTGGACAATCACTCATGCTTAGTTCATGGAATGTTATTGCCGTATTGATGAGACCGAGCAGACGATTTACGCGCTCGAGTTCAATCAGCGACCTTGGACTACGAACGCCGAACGAGCGGGCAATCGTTGGGAGCGAGCAAAACTTACAAAAGAGTGGCGACTCGGTTTTCAACTTTTGGCTAAATCTGAGAAGATACCTCCTATGGCGTGGATTACCGTCACAGTTGAACCTCACCAAAAAGGCGGGAGGAGTCAAGATGTAGGTGCTTGTAATCCAGCAGTCAAAGCGGCGATTGACGGACTTGTTGATGCGGGAGTTCTTCCCGACGATTCACCCGAGTTTGTAAAGTCGTTAGTTTATTTACCACCAAAGAAAGACAAAAATTCTTTAGTGCTTTACATACGAGGAGTTAGGAAAGAGAGGAACTTTTGAACTGGGACATTATTTGGACGGCGGTAGGACTTGGAGTTGTATTTCTTTTCTTTTCGCCATTCGTTCTTGCGTTGTTGATTGCTTATGAGAAATCAGTAGCCAAGATTCACTTGGAGTTTGTAGCAACGGCAAACGCTGTTGAAAAAAAAGTTAGATTTGATGAGGCAGTCGAACGCTTGTTCGAAGAAGGAGCAGAGCAATGAGCATGGTAATGGAAGCAACAGAGTTAGACGGTAAAGGTCTTGATGAAGTGAAACTTCTTACGGATGCCATTCGCACTCATCAGGTACAAATTCAAGATTTAGGAAAGCGACGAAAACAGTTGATTTTGCGACTGCGTAAACAGCGCATCACTTATCGAGAGATTGCCGAAGCCATGGGAGTATCAGAGCAGTTGATTTACAAAATCATTCGCAACGATATTTCTCGCACACCTGAATACGATGCTGACGGAAAGATTATCCGTAGACGAGGACGACCAGCGAAACCAGTTGCCTAATGAAGTTCATTGAACTATTCGCTGGCATTGGCGCATTTAGACTCGGACTTGAAAGAACTGGTCATGAGTGTGTTTGGGCTAATGAATGGTTAGAGAGACCGAGGAAAATTTATGCCCGAAATTTCGGAGAACAACCTGACGGACGAGATATTAGAAATGTTTCCGCTGGAGACCTTCCTGATGCCGACCTCCTCGTTGGAGGATTCCCTTGTGCGACTTTTTCAGTTGCGGGAAAGCGAACTGGATTCTCTTTGGATGACACCCGAGGGACACTCGCTTTTGAAATGTTTAGACTCGCTCA